CTTATATTGTATTGGTCATATCCGCTATAGTACCTCTGACCTTCGCTATAATCAGCCTATGGCGTCTGACAAAATCGCAATCGTCCATAACGGAGTCATCACTCAAGAACCCAAATCAACATGGGAAGAAAGATACGAACTCAGAACAGAAACATCAAACGACTCAGAGCTTGTTTTGCGAGCAGTGGAAAAAGACGAAAATCCATTAATTTTCTTTTATCCTGCTAGTATGGCAGTTTGTATGTTATTTAAGAATAAAAGATTATCAGCTTTCCGAAATCACGAAAGACCGCTATACTATTATTCTGATGAACACATGACTATCTTTGCTTCTACAAAAGACATTCTAAATCGTAGTGGTATTTCACGCTCTGAAAAAACTAGAATGTTTGAGATTTATAATGTAAATAACTTTGAGCTGAGTCATTTTGAAGTAGCTGATGATCAGTGGTTGGAAAATAAATTTAGCATTAAGGACTTGCAATGAAGAAATATGATAGAGATACATTCACCTATGGGTTTGAAATTGAGTGGGGTGACATAGATAGGAACATGCCTATCCCTGAAGAACTCGGTAGTTGGGAGTATTGCGAAACTGACATTATCAATATTAGAGAACCTTATCGTGGATTAGGCTCTGACCCAAAGGGTGTAAATCCGCCAGTTGGTGGTGAAATCAATACTAAGCCTACTAAAACTTGGCAGCATCAAGTTGATAACATCATGAAACTGAAGGAACTTTTTGAAGCCCATGGAACACCTCCTACTGCTGGATGTGTTAATCATGGCCATTTGCACATCCACGTTCCAGGGTTGATTGAAGATGTTGATGCATTAAAGCGAATGATGCGATATATCAAAGAAAATCAACACATCACTATGGAACGAGTTTATCAGTTTAGAATTTATCAGAACATGAATCAAACTAAAACTGCTAAGACATATCTGAAGCATGATGGTGGGCGCATTGCACCTGATTGGTTGCTTAATAATCTAGCAACTGTTCCTGTCGACTTTGAAGACTGGCTTCGAGTTCATTGTTGCGGTAAAGACGCCAAAACTTTATCCCGGCCTTTTAGATATGGCATCCATACATATGCATTGAAGAACTCAAAGACTATTGAGTTTCGTTGCTTCCGTAGTTCTATTGAACGCCGTGAAATTGAAGACAGTTTTAGGTTTGCTACTGAATTTATCGATGCTGCTCTCAATAATGGTCCTGATGTTCATGAGATATTGATGTCTTATGATTACAAGTTTCCTCCCTTTACTTACGATCATGAGATGTATATGGGTTGGGAAAACACGAAGTATCAGAGGACTGATCGTAATCTAGATAACCAAACTGCTGAAAAGCTAGGGTTGAATATCCTTGGTAAACAAAGAAGATTTTTAGAAGCATCATGATCTATAAAACGCTTGACAAACAAGAGTACTTGAGGTATCATGATAGTATAGTTGATGTTAAAGATAAGAAGTTTTCTAAGGTGGCTATAGGAATGTGGGACTTTATGAAAGCTTGGGATGCTTGGCCACCAAGAGTTTTAGTAGCAAACGAGGAAATAATTTCTATTTGTTTCATGAAGATTTCTGGCCAAGCAAAGTCTAGAGTTCTTTTTATATCAAATATCTTTACCCCTACTGCTGGTAGAGGTAAAGGCTCTGCTAGAGAAATGTTACATCGTAACATTCTCGAAGCTGTAGAGGCTGGTTCAACTAGCATTCGTTTAGATTGTAACAAGTCTGCTCTTGGTTTCTACGATAAACTTGGAATGACTTATTGGGGTGCGACCATAAGTCATTCTATGTTTTGCGACCTTCCTATAAACGATAAAGGTGTTAATTGTTTTAAACAAACGCAAAACTCTAACTCTTTAGATATACTGAATTCGTACCCACAAGAATTACGATCAGCAAAAATAAAGTGGATTATGAAGAAAGTTAAGAAACATAAAGAGTTTGATTTCGGTCACCAATCCAGATATGATGATTTTATGAAGAATTTTGTGAATGACAACGCTACAATCTCAACGTAAAATAGATTTTATTAATTGGTATCGCTGGTCGCTTTCTATTAAGGATTGCGATCCAGCGATCTTCATGACAAATTATTTGTTCCGTAGGTTCGAGCACAACAAAGAACAAAAGCTTTGGATTGCTTGGATCTACGGCACAACGTATTATCTTCCTACAACTTGGGTTATTTGGAATGAGTTTCCTGATATGGAGCTTGTCGGTCTTGAACGACTACGTGAATGGAACAATACTAACTACAAGAGACTTCGATACCAGACAGACACTAAGTGGAACAAGGGTCATTTGCCCGCTCAGTTCGAGAGTTACAAGCAATGGGTTGGAGATAAGACTCAGGAAGAAGCTTTAGCTACCTTCCTAGAAGGATCAGCAAGAGATAATTTCGACCGACTTTGGCCAGAAGTAAAGACTAAATTTCACAAGTTTGGACGTTACTCAACTTGGTTTTATATGCAAACTCTTAAGCAGTGTTGTGATATACCAATTGAGCCTCCGCATCTAATGCTTAGTGATCATGATGGTAGCCGTTCTCATCGTAATGGATTGTGTTTAGCTCTTGGTCTTGATGAATGGTATGATAAGAAACTTAACGAAAAAGAAATTAATTATCTTGATGGCCAAGCGTATTACATTCTTCAAGAAGTGAAGAAATATTTCCCAAACACTGATTACTATGATATGGAAACATGCTTGTGTTCGTTCAAGAAGTTGTTTCGTGTAAGCAAGGGTAGGTATCTAGGTTATTATCTAGATCGCCAAGCAGAAGAAATAGCACAATGCGAAAGGGATGGGTGGTTTGGTATAGATTGGCAACCACTTTGGGATGCTAGAGTAGAATCATTAGACAATAAACTATTGACTAATAGAATAGATAATAGTAAAATGTCATTGTATTTGAATGATAATATACTAGACGCTACAGGGTTATTTCAATCTAAGAAAGTTAGCTTAGAAAACTTTTGGAGTTAATATGAAAATTATTGCTATTGGTGGCGAACCTGGCGCTGGCAAGACAACCTTGATGAAGAGGTTGATTGAACATCTATCAGTTCAACCTGAGTATGATGCTTATAAGTTAGTTCCTTATTTACGTAAGGATAATGTTTATATTCTAGGTAAGTACGAGGAGGGGGAAACCTTTGCTGGTACTGACCGTATGTCTATGGCGGTACAGCCAGAAGCTGTTAAGTTTCTAGCTTCTATTCCAAAAGATTCTATTGTCCTTTACGAAGGCGATAGACTTTTTAATAGTTCGTTCCTTGAACACTGTAATGATAATTACGATCTTCATATCATATATCTGAAAACAGATAAGTCTGTTCGTGAGGATAGATATAAGGAACGAGGTAGCAATCAGAATGAAACTTGGCTTCAAGGTCGTGAAACTAAGGTTGCAAATATCCTTACTAATATGACTTTGTTATTTGTTATTGAATCATTTGATAATAACACTCTAGAAAATCAAAAGGATATATTCGAAAATATAATTAACATGATGAGGGAATAATGCACTCTTTAACTAATCGAGAAGATAATATCTCGTATAAATATAATGAAGGTCAAATTATAGCTGACTTTAAAGCTTACATTGATAAGACTTATAGTCAGCATTATATGACTGAACAACAGTCAATTGAATGTTTTGATGCTTGGATTGCTCTTGGTGATTCTACTCCTACCTTTAGAAATACTGCAGTAAAATATCTTTGGCGTTACGGAAAAAAGAACGGCTCTAACAAAGACGATCTTATGAAAACTTTACATTACGTATTGATGTGTTTATACGTAGATCATTATCGTTCTAAAGGCGATTAGCTTTTTTAGCCGCTACTCTCTTCGCGATATGTTCAGGAGATTGTTTGCGACCTTTCCAAGTTAAACCGATTTTATATTTGGTTTCTTCAGAATGTTTATGACCTCTATGGACTTCGCGGAGCTTTTGAATTGTTAGTGGAGAATGTTTGCTGCCAGTTTTTGATTTCGAAATTTTTTCACAATGTTCTTTTGTTCTAATCAAACCGTTAGTGCCTTCTCCACCATCAGTACGATTCAATAAAATACCAGTGTTGTTGTCTTTACGACCATACCATCTAATATACCGACGTTCTAATGCGCAAGCGCCAAGCTCAGATAGATTAGATTCTAAGATAACAATTTTGGATTTATCTTTTGGTACAGGAACTCTACTATGCTTTTCCCAGGCTCTGTAGTTTTTGCCTTTACCAATATAGTAGGGAGTATTATTATTTGGGCGTATATACGCATAAACGTAGTATAAATACATGGCTGGTTCTCCTATCAGAATTAGAGCTAATGGATGCAGTCAACATCGCGATTAGCAATGATATTTATAAAAATTGAAATTTCATTTAGAAAGGTGAATTAATAATGGAAATTCAAATCCCAATCGAAAAGCTCCGCGAAAGAAAGTTGTTTATTGCTACGCCTATGTATGG